CGAACTACAATGCGCAGGTCCCACCGTATTCGATCTTCCCGGGAGATGTAGCGCTGGCATTCAGCAGCGAAGACCCGTCGTCCGGGCAAGCCAGCCAGCAATTCGCGCTGCCCAGCTACGCCGGCCAGCCGAACAACGGACGCACGATCACGTGGCAGACGGTGTACGGCAGCGCTCCGTCAGCGATCAGCGTGACGCTACAAACGGCGATGAACGACGTGGACGCGCAGTATTCCACGCTGGACACATCAACCGCGACAGGCGGGGAGACGCGGACGGTCAACAACGTGAGGGCGAATTTCATCCGGGCGAAGGTGTCGTCGATAACAGGCGGCTCCGGAGTGACAGTACAGGTGCTCGGGTAATTAGGCTACAATTTGGGTGTGGATCGGGTCGCACAGTGGCGCGGACTGACGATGGCGCTGATGGCTTCAGCGATTGCGCTTGCTTTGGCCGCTGTGGGCTGCGCGCGAAGTTCCAGTGCGGATCCGCGGCCGGTTCCTCAAAACGAACAAGTGAATATGCACAAGGTGAGTGTGCAGTTTGACTATGATTTTGGGAAACATCCTGCGTGCGCGGAAAAACCCGCAGTAAAAAATTGCATAAAGCAATTTGACGTGTATGACGTGTCGGGCCAGAAGTTCCGGCTTTTCTCCATCCCTGTGCCCAAGGACGCGACGGGATTCGTGAAGGGAATCACAGGCACCAGCCCGTCGCGCACATTCCTGCCAGGCGCGCACTACATCTCAGTGACGGCGGAGGATGCGCAGGGAAGCGAGTCAGAAACAAGCGCGGCGAGGGTGAAGGTTGAAATCAAGGCCAAGACGACAGAAAACGGGTCGGGCGAACAGAAATAATGTGTCGAAGTTCAAGCCCACGTAATGAACGCGCGGAGGTATCGCGAAACCGAAAGCTCGCGGTTCCTTCGTCAGCGATCCTAACCGGATCGCCAAAAACCGCGAGCGGAAGGCGCTTCACGCCGATTAAGTACCCAGCGCTGGCTCGCACAAAAACCGTGCGAGCGTGCTGGGCTACGTTATATGCCTCCCCTAACCGGGGCTGACGACTTGCCTGGGCGAAGTCTTCCACTCCTACAAAGCGAAGATGGCGGGCTGAAACCCGCCGCTACGGCCGCCGGTTACTGAAACAAAAGTGAGCCTGCCTTCCGATAACTTCGTCGTGTCGCAGCATTTTCCCGCAAGGAACCGTTGATGACATCGTGTGCTGGATTCGTCCGTTCGGGCGATCGCGCGGAGGGTTGGAAGCCTTGCCGTCGCGCGCGGCTTGAAGGAGACAAGCTCTGCAGAGAACATCGTGATTCACTAGATGGCGCAGTATTCGGCCTTTTTCAGTCACTGGAGCCTATCGATGAGCGGAAAGCAAAACGCGACGCGACGCGACGGTCAGAAAGATTGGAATCGCTCCAGAAAGCGGCGGAGCGGAATAGAAAGCGAGAGACGCACAGGTAAGCATCCGGAAGTGAAGAAGAGCGAAGAGGAAAACCCGGCGGAAAGTCACAACGATTTGCCGAGCCGAGCATGGAAGCCGATCAAGCGCCGGCGGCGGAGGCGCATCCGGCTGGGCGAGGCCTTTCGCAAGGTCGGACTGGACGAGCAAACAGTGGCAGAGAATTACGTGGGCGTGGTGGAGACGCTAAGAGAAAAGACTGGCCCTAAAACAGAAACAGCGCAAAAGCTGCTGGTGGACGTTCTGAAGGAGTGCAGTCGAATTCTCGAGCCGCCGCGAGGGTCAGGGGCGGGGTGATCGAAACGCCGACGATCGTGGAACTTCATCATGAAGTTTCGCGACCGGTGCGGGATCTCCCGGATGGCGGAGAAGACTCGGACTCCGTGTAGAAAGCGGTCAGGCGTGCTTAGGTGCCTTGTGCTGCTTCGCATGATGCGCGGCAGCGTGCTTGACGTGTTTGCGATGGTGCTCCGATTTGGCGCTAGCCGGAGCAGCGAAGGCGGAAAGCACAACGAGAGCGAGCAAAATCACAGAAACCTTCGAGCAGAAATTCTTCATTTACGACTCCTCAGAAATCGCGATCCGCAGGGAACGCAGCCATCCTACCACTCCAGGATTTTCTGGCGTGCGAATTTGGGCGGCCGACGACCGAAGAGGCAACTCAGCAGCGGCAGCGAACCAGAACTAAACCTAAAAAGGAGAAAAAAGCATGGCGGTGAATAAGACAGAAGTCGGGTACGCAGTTCAGTTGGGAGGAATCGTAGCGCTGATTCTTGGGGTGGTATTGAGCATGCACCACGTGGCGATTGGAGCGGCATTTCTTGGCGGAGCTGCCGCGTTTTACGTGGGAGAAAAGATCCGAACGATAGCGTAGGCAAAGGGTTGAGGGCGGTGCGTCGATGGCAATCGTTATACCAGGAACGGAGAAAGCGATCGCTAAAAACGCACAAAAGAGACCAGTAGATTTTGATGGCGAGATATTGAAACTGAAGCTCCGCTACAAGCCTTTTCCGAAGCAGAACGCTTTTCATGGCTGCGCTGCGAAGTGCCGACTCTTTGGCGGAGCGGCAGGGCCGGGAAAATCGAAAGCGCTACTGATGGAGGCGATTCTTCAGGCAAACAAATTTGCGGGCGTAGATACGCTTCTGCTGCGGCGCACGTTTCGTGAGCTCGAGCAATCACTTCTGATGTATTTCAGGAGGGATATTGAGCGGGACAAATACATCAGTTTCAACGAATCCAAGCATGTAGTTACGTGGCTAAACGGGTCGACGACGCGGTTCGGATACTGTCAAAACGAAAATGATGTTTATCAATACCAGGGAGCGGAGTTTCTGTTCATCGGCATCGATGAGCTGACGATGTTCACGCTGCGGCAGTGGCAGTTCTTAACGAGCCGAAACCGGTGTCCGGTGCCGGGAAGCTTTCCTTGCATGGCTGCGGCGACCAATCCGGGGAACATTGGACATGCGTGGGTAAAGGCGCTGTGGATCGATCGCCAGCCGGCGCCGGGGATGGAATCTCCTGACGAATACGATCCCAACGACTACGGATTTACCGCGGCGCGTGTATCGGACAATCCGATTTACGGGAAGGATACGAATTACCTGAAGACGCTGAGAGCGTTGCCGTCGAATTTGAAACGCGCGTTTCTGGATGGCGATTGGGACGTGCTTGCAGGGCAATACTTTGACCGTTTCGAATGGCGTCGGCATGTGATTCGGGCGGAGGAGATCGAGTGGAAACCGTGGTGGCCACGATGGATCTCGATCGACTGGGGATTCGAGCATCCCGCGGCGGTGTACTGGCACGCGCAAGGAGAATGGAAGGGCGAAGCAAGCATTGATATCGCGGGCGGAACTGAGATTGCGGACTCAGCAACACCTGAGGATCGGGCCGGCGTGCATCGGGGAGTGGTGACGTACCGGGAATACGTGACCCATCGTACGCCGCCGCGAGAGCTGGCGCGAGAAATCGTGGCGAGATGTTTTTCTGGCGGTGAAAGCGCAGGCAAGGCAGGAGCAACGTGGGATGACGAAAAACGCTGCTGGAAAGAAAGCAGCGAGTCGCGGGAGAAAATTGATGCGATCTATCTTTCGCCAGACGCGTTTGCGCGGCGAACGGATGAAGCGTCGATTGCGGAGCAAATGGGCGATGTTTTCGCGGCGGCGGGACTGCCGAGGCCTGTGCCGGCCGATGACGACCGCGTAGGCGGGTGGATGCTGATGTATCAAATGCTCGAGGCAGATGAGTGGCTACTGACCGAGAATTGCGTGGAGCTGATTCGGTCGCTGCCTAATCTGGTGCGCGACACTGTACGGGTTGAAGACATTCAGAAGATGGATGGCGACGATGCGGCGGACGCGGCGCGGTACGGGCTGAAGTCGCGCTACGGACTAGGCCGTGGCCGACAAGCGCAGATGCCGCTGGAACAACGATTGGCGGCGCGAGTTGTTTCGGATGACCCGACGATTCGAGCGATCCAGGCGCGGAAGGCGCAGATGGAAGAAACGCGGCAAACGGGCCCGGTGTCGTTCGTGCACCGGCGAAGATGGTAAAGGCTGGGCTTGGAGAGCGGCGATGATGCGAGAGTTCTTGGCAAAGCTGACGTCAAGACGATATGAGACGACGCTTGAAGCGGAAGTGGCGCGGTTGCGGGCGGAGAACCGAGGGCTGCTCAACTCGATTCTCGGAATTGCGGGAGTGCCGCCGATTTCTGTGGCGCTCGAGAGCGAGAGCCGGCCGGTAGGGCGTTCTGGTGAAGGAGACGATTCGCATCGGGCGCTTCGGAAACCTGCGTTAAAACAGAATACACAAGGAGTTCAAGCGGCGGCTCCGATGCGGAGACGGTCGTGGCAGCAGATTAACCGGACGCTGGAATTTGAGTCAGCCAAGAAAAATGAGCAAAGCGACGGGGCGGCGTTACCGATTGCGCGAAAGGAATAGGGCGAAGTTTTGCGGCGGAAGCTTTTTGCAGAAGCGGCAGAGCATCGAAACGGAAAGCTCGCGGGAACTGCACCGCGAGCGGTAAGCGCTTCGCGCCCGTTCTTTCGTCGCGGCTAAAGCCGCGACCTACAAACATCCTCTGTGGCTGAAGAATCTGTGTGGGAAACCGTAATTTGGTTCCTCCGCGACAAAAGCCGCACTGAATCGCAATGTTACGGCACGGCTAAGGCCCCGCCCTGACGAAGAAAAGTCGCGAAAAACGGAAAAGCCAAAGAGGGACTCTTCGCGCGAGTGCGGCGCCCAGAATGACGGATCTGGGTTGGGGCGCGCGTGGCGGGTGGGTTTTCCCGTGGCGGAATTGCGATATGAGATCGACTTCTAATCGGAGTGGCGAGTTCCGCCGTCGGCAAGTGCCAAGGCACCACTCAAGAGAGCCAGGTTCTTACCGAAGTGCGCCATATTGTTTTGGCGCTGATTCGGATCGGCGTCGCCCCAGAAGTTATGGATGCTGGGCGTGACGGCAGCAAGAAAACCTACTACTGACGCCGCGCCGAACTTTGGTTTCAGACCAAGGGCAAGGCTTGCTCCACCGGCTACCAAAGCGATTCCGCTGGCGATGACCGCAGCATCGGGCGCGGGAATATGTTTTGCCTTGGCGTATTCCGCAAGATCCTTTTCATGGAGGAAGTGCTCGATTCCACTATAGATGAAGTAACTGCCAAACAGCACCCTTCCGATTTTTCATAGTGACATTGTTCCTCCAGGCTCCTGCGCACGTTTGAGCACCGAGCTGACGTCTATTCTCAGGCTCAATTGAAGAGCTGAGCCATAGGGTAAGGACTGGAGAAAACCAAAGGATGGTTCTGGGTGTCAGCGGCGTGACATGCGGAAGTCGAATTCCAGATCGCCCGGGGCGGATACGAGCGGGTTAAAAATTCAGGGCCAGCGAGAGACGAATGACCAAACAAGCAGAACGTTCGAAAGTTGATGCGGGCATCGTACCGGTTGAAGGCCCGGCCGAATCGGCTGGGACAGGGACTTCCCGAGCAGCGATCGGTTCACGCGAGACGCGAGCTTTGAGCGGAGAAGATACAGAGCCCGCTGTACAGCCCTATGGCCCGAACAATGAAACGCTTCCGGAAAAGCTTCAGGACGCGTTGCGCAGACTGGTGCTCCAATTTTCGACGGAATCGGAATTGTCACGGCGGCAGGAGATCCGGCGCATCAAGCAAGCGCACCAATTCTGGCGAGGGTTGCAATATTTGTGGTGGGACGAACGAGACCAGAACTGGCATTTGCCTTTTGAGCAGAAGCTGACAAACGCGGGTTCGGTTGAGGATCTGCCGCGTTACGAGTTCGTTACGAACATTTACCAGGCATTTGGATTGTCGCTGGTCGCGGTGCTGTCGCAAGACGTGCCACGCGTGAGATTTTTTCCGTCGTCGGCACAGGCGGAAGAGGATGTGGCGGCGGCCAAAGCAGCGACAGAAGTAGCAGCGCTAGTGGAGCGAAACAACCGGATCGGAAATCTGGTGGCGGATGAAGCGTTCAACCTGTGGACGGATGGGAAGGTGGGCGCTTATGTGCGTTACGTGGTGGACGGGCAGAGATTTGGATTTCACCCTGAGACAGAAGTTGAAAGCCGGGAGGTGCGGGTCGGAGGCAATTGCTATGTTTGCCCGGAGTGCGGCACGGAAACGCCGAAACCGGGGAATGGACAACCGGCAAAGAAGAAAGAGAGCGCATCTTCTGAAGCCGAGGTGCTTTGCGCAGAATGCGGCGCGCTGCTGACAGAGGAAGACTTTGTCGCCGGGGAAATGATTACGGTGCCAGCGGGACAGACGCGGCTAAGGGTGCCTAACGGGCAAGAGGTGATCACGATTGTCGGCGGATTGGAACTGAAGACTCCTCCCTGGGCCAACGAGATGCATGAGTATCCCTACCTGCAATGGAACATGGAGGTGCATCAGGCGCGGCTGCGCGCGGCGTATCCGCACGCGGCGGACAGGATCGGGGCGCCGGTCGCATCCGGAATGCAGGAATACGAGCGACTGGCGCGGCTGGCGCAGTCGCAGGGCGGTCCACTGACAGAAGGCGGCGACTTCAATATGAATCTCATCACGTTCCAAAGGACCTGGCTGCGGCCCTGGGCATTCTTCGCGCTCGAGGACAAGGCGCTGCGAGATGAACTGCTGCGGCTTTTTCCGGACGGAGCGTACGTTACATTTGCCGCGGACACTTATTGCGAATCGCGCAGCGAAACCATGGACGATCACTGGCGTGTGCTGCATGCACTGCCCGGAGACGGGTCGAGCGGACGGCCGGCGCTGGGCGATGTGATGATCAGTGTGCAGGAGCGGTTCAATACGCTATCGAACCTGCAGATCGAAACGTACGAGTAC